TATTCTAGTTTTTCTCCGAAATGATCGCAACTAACTCCAAAGTGCACATCCTTAAATTGATCTTTCAAATCTAAAACATGATGATTCTTGTATGAAAGCTGTGTTATGTTTGAATCGTAACTTAATTCAATATGTTTCTTATCATCTTCTGGTATAGCATCAATCCACTCCCAATGACGAGGTAGTTGTAAAGGCTCACCTCCTGTCATGTGAATTTCTTTGACTAAGTGAATGTGCTTGTTGATGTCTGCTATAGTATCATTCCAAATATTACGTTTCATTGATTTGGCATTAGACGTAAACTTAATCTTATTAGGATCAGAAAACACAATGTCAAAATCATCACCCCATATCTCTCTCAACTCTTTACGTCTTGTTGATGAGTTAAGAGGATGACACATGTAACATGCTAAGTTACAGCTGCTGCCATTTATTCTTAGTTTAAGCCTAACATCCCTTACGTTATCATAAACACCAAATCGTTTTATAGCTTTTAGTCTATAAGAATCGCCATACTTTTCCAGTTCATAACATTTGTTACAGTCTTTTAATTTCTCACCTTGCATAAGCTTATCGCGAATTTCTTCCATCTCATCTGAAAAGAAATATTCAAATGGTGGAACTTCTTCAGAAATTGAAAACGTATCTCCTGCTTGGCAACATAGCCTATATTGACCTGCGTTGTTCACGTATATTTCAGTGAACGGTAATGGACAATATGATTTATTCACTTTTTATTTTTTTATATAAAATATGTAATATAAAAAACCAACAACCATTTATTATTGGTTCAACAAGAGCTACAGCACCTGCTTCCCATATGCTGGCGCCTGTCATAAAATATACAACATTCATGGCAATAATGATATGACCTAGAGTATAGATTACAGCAAGAACTAAGCTATCCATTTTTAACATTTGTCTTATAAATGGTTCTCTTGTTTTTTGTTTCATGGCTTTCCACTTAGGATCTTGTCTTAGTTTCCATAACATCCAGTCATAGTATCTTTCTGGTTCAGGATCAGGTAGTTCTATGTGTTGGCCAGTCCCCGTCATATCTTGAGTATACTTATTCGACATTTACAAACTCCTCAGCCATTGGAAATATTTTAGATATAGCTTCAGCACATGCAACAGCAACTTCACTACATTCTTTTTGTGTGCCATTTGCCGAACGTAATTCAATGAAATGAATCCAACTTCTGATAGTTCCATTCATATATAATCTAGAAGTTGTTAATCCTTCAGGTAACACTGCTCTTGCTACCTCTTTTGCGATTCCTTTTTTAATTGCCGCAGCATAAACTTGTTTGCACATCCAGATAACTCGCTTTTGTTCTCTTTCCCAATCGAGTTGGAAAGTTTTGTCATCAACTTCGATACTACTTTGTCTATTCTCTGTATCTTGCATTCTCGCTTCTCGTGTGACAAATTGTAACTCCTTTACTGGATTTGCATATCTTTGACTAAACTCTTGAAAACTAAAACTACGATGTCTTAATATTTGTCTGGCAATGTCGCGTGTGGTATTGATCTCAATACATGCACTTACCATTTCAAATGGTGACCAGTGCTTGTGTTTAGCAAGATATTTTAATAATTTTTCTGATGTTTTACTATTATTTTGATTTGATGGATTAGAAACTCTTGCACAAAAAGCCACCAAGTCTTGACAATCTCTTGGCATAGCTTTTCTGCTATCGTATGTAGTAAACTCAGATGGTTTACTATAAGAAATTAATTTTGCTATCAACTTTTTTCTCCTAATAAGTTCCAGTCATCTCCATATGCAAGTATACAAATACTATTATATGAAGGATGATATTCAGCTATTGTATATGTCTTAGTTTTTAAATTAACAAATATCTGTATAGGAATCATTGCAGGTATATCAGATAAGCCTTCATCATCTCTTACTTTTGTAGCTGATATTCCTGTAGCTATTGATACTTCTCCATTATCTTTAATTGTTTTTAGAGCTATATCTTTTTGCTCACACATAATTGGTTTATCATTCCAAGAACCTGCAAATGCACTTTTACCTGTAATGAACCCGCCCCAAAAAGCTAGGCACCATAATATTATAATGTAATGTTTTATCATAGTTTAAAATCCTTAAATCTTTTTCCAGTTTCTGTTTTATCAAACACTGGTGTATCATCTACAAGCGTTTGTTGATTGTCTTCTACATCATACAATCTCATCTTACTACGATCGACACCAACCACAAATCTTTTATGTAGTGTTGGATCGTTGTAACGATTCTTTAATTGTTTTACCATGAACTGACCTTGCTGTTCAAGTTCTTCAGTAGATATTAATGCAAACATTAAATCTGCCGTTGCGGGTAATCCAAAAGACTCACTTGTATCTTCAAGCCCAACATCCGAGTTACTAAAACCTGAACGAGTCGTTTGCGTTGCAGAGAAGATCGGTACTTCGAACTCGACCGCAAGGCCACGTAATTCTTCAGCAATTGCTTTAATGTAAGAGTATGAATTGATTGCACCGCCCATTCCTTTCATTCTAGAACTTGCACATATATTTAAATAATCAATAAAGATTAAGTCTGGTTCAAATTGTCTTTTTAATTTAAGTTCATTAAGTAAAGCTCTGAAATGACCTGAATGTGCTGAACCGGTTGGATATTCTTTAATAATTAATTTACCAGTTGTTTTACGAGAAATATCTTTTACTTTTGTAGTAAACATATCTTTTGACATTTTATCAAGTTGATCGATAGGTACATTAAGTAAGTTAGCATCTATTCTTTCGGCAATTCTTTCTTCAGCCATTTCCATTGTAATGTATAAAACATTGAAACCTTGTACTAAAGCCGAGGAAGCAACATGACACATAAATAAAGACTTACCGACACCGGTACCAGCGAGAGCAATATTAAGAGTCTTACGTGGGACACCACCTTTTGTGATAGTGTTGAAGTATTCCAAATCGAATGGAAGCCTATCTTCTTCTGTGTGATAAAATTCAAATCTTTCCTCCGCATTTTCTACATAATCGTGACCGACTTTTAAATCAAAGCCAACACCTAATGCTTTAGTTAGTAAATCAGGTAAAGCACCTTTAGTTAATTGTTCGTGCTTTCCATCGATGATTGATATTGATTCCATAATTGCAAGATATATTGCACGGTCTTGACACCATTTTTCAGTAGTATCAATTAACCACTTATCATCTACCTTTTCACCAGTAAACAGCTGTGGTACAATATCCATAGCCAAATTATATTGTTCATCATTTAATTTATCGGCATTATCGAGTTCTATTTTAAAAGCTTCAGCATTTGGTAGCTTATTATATTTTGCTACAAATTTACCTGCTTCTCTAAATAGTATTCGATATATACCTTCAAAGTAATCTGGTTTGATGAAAGGCAACACTTTACGCATATAGTTTTCATCAGTTAGCAGATTACGTAATATAGTTTGTTCTAAATTAGTAGGCATAGGCAGCTTTTCTTAATCCTTCGTCAACTTCCTTTTGTACCTCTTCAACTCTACTTTCTAAGTAGCTTATTGCAGTATGAATGTGACCTGTATCTTCAGGTCTTAATTTACCTTTTGCTATTGAGATCTCATCCATCAATAGTATTAGTCTTTGACTCGATGTCATTTTCATCTTTTACCTCTCTAGTTATAACGTCGCCATCACGAATACCTTGAGCCATAATTTGTTCAAGCATTATTCCAGCAAACTCTTGTAATTTTAAATTAGAAACTTTAAGTTCTGTATCTGGTGTATATACAATATCGAAATTAAATGTCATATCATTTTTTTTACCATTGAATTTTACTACACCGTATCTTAACACAGTTTCTGTAAACGTACCTGATAAAATTCTGACATTCCAAGCTTGGTCATCACCTCTATCAGGTATTATTTCATAATGTTTATTTTCTGATAGGACCATTAATGTTGATCCATCTTTTCTAAACTTACAATATTATTTAGTATAGAATACTTATTAGTTAAATACTGTTTAAAATCAGTATCTTCCATAATAGGTTTCCAAAAGTCTTCAGTTAATGTGTCTTTTTCTCGAACTTTTGGGTCCACCAGTTCTCCAGTTGATTTATCAACTCTGCAGTACCAACCAGGGCTTGGCTTACTAACATAATTACCAGACATAGCAACATCAAGCAGGCCAGACCAATGCTCAACACCACCGTCCCAACTAACAGTAATAGGAATTTTAGACTTTTCTTTAACATATCTTGATTTCTCCACATTGATTACAAAGTGATAGCCTTTTATTTCTGTACCTTGTTTGTCTTGTTGACGACCAAGAATCCAAATATTATCTGCACTGTAGTAAATACCAGTACCACCAGAAACTACAGCTTTTGGAAATAAGCCAATCTCTTGATAAGTATGGTTAACTGCAATCAAAGGTATATCTTTCATATTTAGATAAGGTGTTGTCATTCTGAATAAACCTTTTAGTGCTTTTGCTCTAGACATATCTGCCACTGATTTTTCATTTATTGCATCATCTAATTCTTTTTTAGA